ATGAAAGATGACCCGTTTACTCAACAAAATAAAAAAAGAAAGCGTTACATCAGCGCATTGCTTGTCCTCCACAACATCAGCCAGGCCGAACTTGCCCGGCGGATAGGGGTTTCCAAAGGTTTCTTTTCCCTCGTGGTCACAGGTCGGCGCGGCGGTACGCGGAAAAAAGGTCCGCTCGTGAATAAGGTGCGCCAGGCTGTGGCGGATGCCCTCGGCATGACGGTCGCCGAACTCTGGCCGGAGAAAAAAGGAGGAGCCGAGTGATGGACACCCTGCCCGTCATTCAAACCTTTTTTGGCAAACCGGTGCGGTTTTTTAAGACCGAATTTGAGGTGGAGGAGCATTCCCATAACGGTAATGCTCCTCATATGAATTTTGTGCTCGAAACTTGGGCAATGCCCCTGCCGGATTACAGCCGCGCAATCGGTTATCCGATACCAAAAATATTTGTTCTTATTCAGCGCAGCAAAGAGGTTTTCGACGGATTTTACAGATACGAGAGCATTTACGATGCGCAGGGCCACAGGCAACGCACCATCATCATGGCAATCGAGATGTGTGACATGCTCACGGCCAAGCTTCACACCTCCAGAATCAAAGATCCCGCCACCAGGGCCGCTGTCATCAAGTTTCAACGCTGGACCATTCATATGTTCTGCCTGATCCGGCGCGGGAAGCTTCGCCCGGTCCGGTTCCAGGGCGCGGAGATCCCGGCCGACTACCTCACCATCCTTTCCCTTCCGCCCGGGCGGGAAACCAGAAAGGCCGTTGTCGCGCTTGCGCAGAAGGAAAACCTGTCCGAGCAGCAGATCTATCGGCGATGTCAGAAGCTGACCAGCGAAAACATGAGAACACGCAAAGGTGAACCGCGCCGGGCTCGTTCCGACAAGGGCGAGTATCGCACTAAGCCGGAGTACCTGGCGGTCAAGACTTTTATCGCCGAGCACCCGGAATACTTGGGCAACGGCAATCGACACAAACAGAACCTCCAAAAGGAGATCCGAGGCATTCTCGGACTTTCGATCTCTGAAGGCACGATCAACAGATGGATTCGTGAAGCGGCGATTGTTCATTGATGACCCGTTAGAATTTTTCCGGAGTTTAGCAGGGAAAAATAAAGATGCAACATCTAAAGCGAATCGAAAAATAGACAGTCGAAAATAGCAAAATAGAAAGCGGTTGGCAATGGCTAAAAAATCCCGCAACGACGACTCTCAGCAATCCCTTTTTGACCTGATTCAGCATGCCCAGGGAATAGAGGCGGCCCCATCCAGTGAGGGAAGCCTCAACATCCAGGACCGCCTGCGACGCTCCCTGAGCGACGGCATCAAACAATCCCCTCTTTCCGTCCACATCATCGCCGGCGAGATGAGCCATCTCCTCGGCGAGACCATCACCGCCGAGATGATCTACTCATGGACGGCGGAAAGCAAATCCAATCACCAAATTTGGGGCAGCCGCCTGCCGGCCTTTTGCCGGGCGGCCAGATGGCGCCAGCCGTTGGAGATCATGACCAGGGCCGCGGGGGCCTTCTGCCTTCCCGGCCCGGAGGCGCTCAGGGCCGAGATCCAGAGGATGCGAGAGGAAGAGCGAATATTAGCAACCGAGCGGCGGAAGCGGGAAATCTTTTTAAAAGAGATCGAGAACCAATGAAAGGAGATGAGAATGGACTTCTATACCTTCCTGCACAGCGGATATTACGCGCAGGCAACTGTGGATGTGATGGAGGCCGCCTGCAAGCGCTTCGGCGCGGTGCAGGCATATAACGTGTTCAGCGAATGCAGCTACTATGGCCTGAGACAGGGAAAATCGGATGAAAAAATCATCCGGAATGTACTGGAGGAAACCGGGATCGAGATCAATCACGAGGATATTGAGTTCGTGCGCGCCCTTTGCGAGGCGGAGGCTGCCGTTGACTATGCCGTTAAGAAACTAAACGAAGCGGTGAAGATGCCGGACTGGAGGAAGAAATGACCAAATCGTACACCAGGATCCAGTCCGACATGAAGCTGATCGAGATCGTGGAATATCTGCTGACGCAGCTCGATCCTCAATCCGGGGCAGATATCGCCCGGGCCCTGGGCATGCCGCACGCCACGGTCATGAGTCATCTGGCGAGCCTCATCGACGCCAAATGGGTTGTGCCGGCGGGCGGAAATTACGAGCCGGGACCGCGGCTCATGGGAATGTATTCGGCCTACAAGCTGGGCCTGCAGGGGAAGCGCGACAAGATACAATCTGAACTCGATGCATTGGAGGCATGACATGGCAGGTGATCAGAAAGCGGCAAAAGATGAGCGGGACGTCGATCAGAAAGCCCTCAAATGGCTGGTCGGCACACCCGCGGGTGACGTTAATTTCAAATCGAATTTGAACAGGGCCAACGAGGCCACCATCAGGGCGGCCCTGGCTGAGATCTCCGGGAAGCCCGGGAACAAGCCGGGGGAGAAGGCCCTGCAGCGGCAGCTCAAAAAACTGTTGGCGGACGAGCTTGATACCCTGGACGCGACGAATCAGCGGCAGGATAAGGGCCTAGCCCTGGAAACGGGAACCATCATAGCAGAACATGAGGCGGACAAGAAGCTTAAGGATGAGCAGGCGCAGAGAGAGGAACTGATTGCCCAATGTTACAAAGCAATCGGTCAAATCAGAACCTCAGATATGTACGAAAAGTTCTCACGCGTGAGCAGTTTCGTCTGGCTGAAACAGGTGAAGGACAGCGAGATATATAAGGTCCTTCCGGGCGCAAATACATGGGAAACGTTCTGTAATTTTGTAGGGTTATCAAGGTCAAGCGTAGATAGAGATCTAAAAAATTTACAGACTTTCGGCGAGGAATTTTTGCTCAAATGTGAGCAGTTGAAAGTCGGATACCGAAACCTCCGCCAGCTCCGCTATCTCGTTGACGACGGCAAGGTGGCCATCGATCAGGATGCCAACACCATTACCATCGCCGACGAGACCATCCCCATTGATGAAGACCACGCCGAAGACCTGCAGGCGGCGATCGAAAAGGTGATCGAGTCCAACGCGGCCCTCACCCAGCAGGTCGAGAAGCTGAAGAAGGGTGCCGACGAGGTGGTCAAGGAGGAAACGAAATCCCTGAAGGCCGAGGTGAAGGCACTGGTGAAAGAGGTCAAGCGCCTGAAGCCGTTCGACCCGGAGGAGAAGGACCGGTCCTTCTGCGCGGAGCAGATGGAGGAGATCAAGGACCTCACCATGTCCTGCATCGCCACGATGTCCAAGTTCATCGTCCGGGACGACGTCCAAGAAGACCCGGTCATCATGGGGCAGGTCGAGGGGCATATCCAGACGCTGGAGCTGTGCCTGTCCGATCTGAGGAAACGATGGGAAGAAAAGGTCGTCCTGTTCGGACGGGAGTGAGGCAATGGCACAGCAGATCGATCCGGCGGTGCTCTCACTCGTGAAGGCCGACCTCACGAACGCCGCCTACGGAGCAAAAACACTGGTCATGCAGTCGTGGGCAACGCGTCTCGGCTGCTCCCTCCAGTCCCTCTATCGGGAATTCCCGACCGGGCGGAGCCGCAAGGCAGAGCGAAAGCTGGCGGGGATCGAGGACGCCGCCCTCGTGATCGCCAGGATCAAATCACGCCCGCCCGAGCACCGGGGCCAGATCACCACCACTGACGCGCTCCGGATCGCCCTGGATAATCATTTGATTCCGGAAACCCTGGCCGACGTGCCGGCGGGCACGTTCGACCGGGTGCTCAGGGAGATCGGCGCCAGCCAGCACCGCCGCCGCGTCGAGCGCTTCCAGGCCGAACGGCCAAACGAGCTGCACCATATCGACGCATCGAGCTCCGACTGCTTATACATCGCCCGCGAGCTGCCGGACGGCGATTATGTCCTGCGCATCCACGGCGGCACGAAAGACTATAAGAACAAACCCGTGCCGATCCGGCTGCGGCCCTGGGTGTACGGCCTCACCGACGATTATTCCGGCTACCACTGCGCCCGCTACATCGCCGCCCTGGGAGAGAACGCCGGAGACAATATCGATTTCCTCTGCTGGGCCTGGTCTCAGACCCCGGAGAAGGAACTGTTCGGCCTGCCCGAGAAGATCAAGGGGGACCATGGGCCGATGATGAGCTCGGAGGGTATCCCCGACTGGTTCGAACGCCTCGGGGTGCAGATTGATGACTCGACCGTCCTGAACAAGGAGGCCCACGGGAAGATCGAACGCCCCTGGCGCACCATGTGGCAGCGCTTCGAGCTTCCCTTTTTCGCCGAATCAGAATGGCGGAAATTCGAGATCCCGCTGTCCGAGCTGAACGCGCGGTTCATGCGCTATCAGCGGGAATACAACGATCGGCAGCACCGTTTCGAGAAGACCATCAGCCGGCGCCAGGCATGGCTCAAGATCGGCCAGTACGGCGGCGCCGTCGCGTTACCCGAGAATGCCATCCGCACCATCGCCCGCCGCTATCCCCGCAAGCTCGATCAGGCCGGCTGCTTCAGCATCGACAATGTCATCTATGAGGTCAAGGGACTGCATGACGCCTGGGTGTGGGTGTACCTGGGCGTGTTCGAGGATGCGATGGTGGCCGTCGATCAGCGGACCGGGGAAAAGTACGCGGTGGTCGATTTCCGTCCGAACCGACTGGGAGAGTACACCGCGACGCGGGAAACGCCATATCAACAGGCACGCAAAGACGCCGTGAACCTGACGGGGATCCGCAACACCCTCTACACGGAAGACGCCCCCTCCCCCGCGAACGTGACGAAGTTCCCCACGAGAATCAAGGAAGTCAAGACCATCGAAAACCCCCTCAGCCTCAACACGTATCCGGATGTAGAGACGGCGCTGGGGGAGTTTCAGACGTTATGCGGCTTCATGTTGGATCGGGACAGCCGGGATCAAGTCCGGGCTCTGATCGTGGAGAACGGCCTGTCAAAGCGCTTCGTCGTTGACCTGGCGATGGAGATCCAGGCCGAGCAGGCCAGGGCGGCGCTGTGATCCCTGTATTTTTGTACAGTACAAATCAGAAGGAGGAAGCACATGAGCATGACAAGGTTGGAAACGTTTGGCACCCTCGGTTATCGAGAGGACCCCTTCCGGCGGGCGCGCTTCGGCACCGGTGACATGGCACGCACCCTGCGCATCCTGACCATGGCCGTCGAATCGCACGCCATGGTCAGCATCGTCGGCGATCGCGGCATCGGCAAGACCGAGGCGATCAACGCCGCCCTCAACAAGCTGGGCGTGCGCCGCGTCACGATCCAGCGGGCGCAGAAGGAAATGGCCACGATCGCGGACATCGAAAAGGCACTCATCCTGGACCTCTCCGACGAGTCCCCCAGGCGGGGCGCCGAGACCTGTTCGCGGCAGGTCAGGCGGATCACGGGCGAGGCGAGCCGCAAGCACAAGATCGTCCTCATCATCGAGGAGGCACAGCGCCTCCACTCCTCGACCCTGCGCAGCCTCAAGACCCTGCGGGAGATCGAATGGATGGGAGAGCAGGAACTCTTCACGGTCGTTTTGGTAGCCCAGTCCGATCCGATGAACCGGGCCGGGGTATCCGAGGTCAGGTTGCGCACGGACATGGTCCGGATGCAGGGCCTCTCAGCCAGCGAGGCGGCGCATTACGTCAAGATCACGGTGGGCAAGCATTTCAGCGCCGGCGCCATCGATCTGCTTTCCGAGCTTCCCCAGGCCAGGAACTACCTCGAATTGCAGGAACTGTGCGTCCAGCTCCTGAATGCGGCCATTGCGGACGGCCGGAAGATGGTGACCGAAGAGGATGTCCAGGAATGCAACGCCGCGCCCGAGGCGGTCCCGGCGAGCAAGCCGAAAAGGTTGACGACTCCGGTGAGCGGCAGGGATGCGCTCAAGACCGTGCTGGAGCGCAAGAGCGGGAAGACTGACGAGCTGAGGAGGGAAGCAGGATGCTGAGGTTAAAAGAAGCACTGAAGGATTGCGGCATACAGCAGCAGGAACTCGTAAAGGTAACAGGTTTCGGGAAAACGCAGGTCAGCCTGACCCTGTCGACCGGGAAGCTGCCGGTCGGTGAGGAGAAGTTCCGGGGCGGCGTCAGTTCACTGGTTGAGGCGTCCACCGGTCTGCAGGGCTGGCTGGAAAAGCGCGGGCTGAACGTTGATTCGCTGTTCGAGGTGGTAGAGGAGCCGGATGTCAATGCCCAGCCGGCTGAGCTGGATGCGGCGCTCATCAATTTCGCCGGGAGGGTGGCCCTGGGCCAGTCATTGAATCCCAGAGAGACGTTATCTCTGATCCGCATATCCAGGCATCTGCTCTGCCTGCCTGGTATCAAAAATCGGTCGGGCAAAATCGATGCCCAGTGGAACGCTATCCTGAGAGAGACCAAGGAGCAACTCCATGTTTAAAAGGGCGATGGCCTATATCGAGAATGGCGCCTGGGAGGACAGAATCGAGCGATTCAGCAGATACCTGGACTGGGTATGCTGGGCCGTCATTATCGCGGCCGTGCTCTATCTCGGGCCGGTGTGCTGGAAGATTTTTGCTGTTGGGAGGCAGGGATGAAAGGAAACCCCATGAACATCATCAAAGCCGATCGCGTCGCCGTTTCCCCTGTCCGACGCCTCCGCGAAGAGGCGGAGTGCGTCTCCGTTTTCGTCGAGGCCGTACCGTCCGAAAAGAACGGCCTGGACCTGTCCTATGAGGTCGAGATCCAGCGGATGAATTTCAAGGGGCTGACAGACGCTGTAGCCACGGATATTGCCCGCCAGTTCCGGGACATCGTGCGGAGGGCGGAGAGGGAATCAAACACATAGGAGGATGAGAATTATGGCATCGATAGAAGAAATAGAGCAGATGGCGAAGGAATTTTCAGCGGAGCGGGAGAAGCTCTCCGAACGGGTACGATCCCTGGAGGATGAAACAAGCGCCCTGAAGCGCAAGCGCCTGCCCCTGATCCGGGCTGCGGTGAAGACCATACGCGGAAAACATGACGTGTTGAAAGTCGCGCTGGAAGCCAGCAAGGGGCTTTTTGTGAAGCCGAAGACGCGGGTTTTCCACGGCGTGAAACTCGGCTTTCAGAAGGCGAAGGGAAAGATCTCATGGCCTGACGACGAGGTCGTTGTGAAGCTGATCAAGAAGCATTTGCCTGAACAGGCCGAGATCCTGATCAAGACCACGGAAAAGCCCATCAAGGACGCCCTGGCCAACCTCCCGGCGGCCGATCTGAAAAAAATCGGTGTGACCGTCGAGGAGACGACCGATCAGGTCGTGATCAAATCAACGGACGGGGAAATCGATAAACTGGTCGATGCCCTCCTGAAAGAGAAGGAACCGGAAAAGGACGAGGAGGCGGCGGCATGAGGGTAGTATTCGCATGGCTCGATTCGCCCGCGTCCGATCCATACTGGACCGCGGCGGCATCGTCCATTATTACGCTTTGGCTTGTCTTGGCCATCCGGAAGATCACAAAGAGGATTGGCATGAAGACTGGGACAAAATCAATCCTCTTCGGCGTCCATCAGTTCATCTGGCATCCGATCACGGTGCTGCTCGCGTGGCGGTCCATCTTCCGGAGATGGCCCACCTGGAAGGAACTGGTCTGCATCGTCATTCACGACTGGGGCTATTGGGGATGCCCGAACATGGACGGAGCCGAAGGCGAGAGGCATCCCGAATTGGGATTCAAGATCGCCTTGGAGCTGTTCGATGCGGATCACGCCTACCTGTGCCTTTATCATTCCCGCCACTATGCCCGCAGGGCCGGCGCGGAGGCCTCACGGCTGTGCTGGGCGGATAAGCTGTCAATCGTCTATGACCCATGGTGGTTCTATCTTCCTAGGGCCTGGCTCTCTGGCGAGTTGCTTGAATACCGCCGGGAAGCGGCCAAGGTCGGCCTGCTCCCCATTACGGCTACACATCGGGAATGGTTTGCCTGGGCGCGCAATTACCTAGCGATGCTGGGCAGGGAAAAGCGCGGGGATGTGATTCGGGTCAGATCGGAGGCTTGAGAAAGGAGAGACATGCATGATCGAAATGACCATTTACCAAAAAGATAATCGCACCCATACGAAATTTATCCTCTTGCCCGGTGGCCTGGTTTTCGGGGAGGAGAATTTCCGGCTCGCAAAATCGTGGCGGGACCAAGGATTGCTCGGACCGAGGTCGGCAGCGATGATCGATCAGATAGCGGCAGCGATGGAGGCCACGATCACAGCCAGCCCGAAGAGTCTCAAGAACCATAACTACATGAGAAAAATCGCCTGGGAGCTAGCGGCGGAGTTGGCCGCCCAGGCGGAGGCGGATCGGGAAGCATCCCGGCGCCGCCGCCGTAACGAAGAAGACGAAGGCCCGGCTCCCATGTCTGAAACTACGCGCCAGGCGATCAATGACCTTAAGCAGAAGTGGGGAGAGAAATGACCAGGAAAATAAAGTATTCGCCCACGGAGGAGGAACTCCAGATCGTCCGGGACCACTATGATGGAACGACGCTGATGATCAACAAGATCGTGCGCCTGCTGGACAAGAAATATCCCCGCTGGTACATCCGCAATCTTGCCAGAAAGCTCGGCCTGGCGCGCGTAAAGGAGCCGGATTGGAGCGCGGAGGAGGAAACATATGTCTACGAGAACTATCCACGGATGGGGCTGAAGGCCCTGCAGCGCGGGCTACGCGGGAAGGGATTCATAAGATCCACAACTGCGATCCATCTCAAACTGAAGAGGCTGGAAATCACCAGCGACATGGATGACGGATGGACCATGCGCGGTCTGTGCGCCCTGCTCTTCGCGGGCCAGGAGATGCATAAGACGATCCATCGCTGGATTGAGTTGGGATGGCTCAAAGCCAAGCGCCGGGGGACCCTTCGGGTACGCCGCCAGGGCGGGGATATGTTTTATTTTGCGCCGGAGTGGGTGAGGAGCTTCATCCTGGCGCATCCGGACGAGATCGATCTGAGGCTGGTGGATCCCGTTGCCTTCATCCGCCTGGTCGCCGGAACAGGCACTATCATGACTCCCTGTGTCTGTCCGCTATGCGGCGCCGAATGGGAGGAGGCCGTGTTCAATCCGGGCGTGAGCCTGATGCGAATCTATTGCGCCACTTGCAGAAAGAATATCGAGGCGCAGGGCGAAGAATACAAATTCGGCCGGCTGGAGGGGGCATGTCAGTGAAGCGCATCCCCATCAACAAGAAGCAGATCACCGTTATCAAGATCGCCGTGCGGGCCTTGGACATCCCTGACGAGGATTACCGGGACATGCTGGAGGATCGCTTTCAGGTCCGGTCATGCACCAAGCTGAGCTATCGTCAGGCAATGCTCTTTATCCGGGAGCTGGAGGAAAAGGGCTTCGAGCTGCGGCCGAGGAAAAACAGAGTGACGCGGCCGAAACGAAGTAAACAATGGAGAGGCGGGATCGCCCGTGGCAATGGGAATGTAGTTGCTCTGGTATGTCCTGACGAGCTGGACAAGATCAACGCCGTGGCGGAGCTGATCGCCTGGCAATATGCGGACGGTCTGCAGCGCTTCCTGGCGGCGCGGCTCAAGATCAAAGACGGCCTGGTACGCACGTCCCAGGATGCTTATCTTGCGATCGAAGGGCTGAAGAAGCTCTTCGAGAATCACATGAAGAAGCTCCACGGGCCGGCCTGGTGGGCCATGGAGTTTCCTGATCCGCGGATCGCGGAATACATCTCCATTCACTGCCCGGTTGAATTCAGAAAGACGATCGGCTTGCGAATCATCAACGGAGGAATGCAGCAATGACGAAGGAGACGAAGGATTGGATATCCGAGATCGCCGATGAGATGAACGTAGACTGCCTCCCGGAGAATTATCAGGAGGTGGCCGAGATCGTTGGCATGGAAGCCGCGTTGCGCCTGGCCCAGCACCTCGGCGGCGGGAGGATCTACTATCCCAAAATCGAGAGCCTCCTGCGCGACAAGCGCGATGCCAAGATCCGGGCGGAGTTCACCGGGTTCAATCATCGCGAGCTGGCGAGGCACTACGGCCTGACGGAGAGCTGGGTGCGCGAGATCATCCACCGGCGGCGATCGGACCAGTTGACGCTGTTCCCGGATAGTGATAGTTGACCTTATCTTTCGTCCTGCCGAACGCCCGCACAGCAAGGCTTTGCTCAATTAATTTTCTCAAGTGCTTTCAGTAGCAACTCCCCTGAAAAATCTATAATTCTGCTTCCCGCATGAGGCATCTCCTTCCGTTGCCTGTCGGTCTTGACCGGGCGCGGACGGGTCATCCGCACCGGACGGGGCCGACAGGCACCAACCGACTGGAGATGTTTTCCCCTTACTGACCAAGGAGAGCCGATGACAGACGTTTTCCGCAAACTCACCGATGCCCAGCTTCTGGCCCTGACCATTTACGGTGAAGCCCGAGGGGAATCCATGGCCGGCAAGATCGCCGTCGGCTCCGTGATCTTGGAGCGGGTCGACCACCGCGATTGGGACGGACGCACCATCCACGATGTCTGCCTGAAGCCGCTGCAATTCTCCTGTTACAACGAGAAGGACCCTAATTTCGGGAAGCTCATGAAGATCGCCGAGCAATGGGACAAGGCCATGTCGCTCGATCCCGCACTGAACGAGTGCTACGGGATCGCTACGGGCCTGCTCGACGGATCGATACTCAGGACTCCGGAGATCGCGGCCGCGAACTGCTGCCAGTATGCGACGGCGGCCGGGGCCAAGGCAGTCAAGTGGGACGACAAAATGACGGTGGTCGCCAGGATAGGCAACCACATCTTTTACGCATGAAGGGAGGATCGAGATGAAGAAATGGTTCTGCAATTCGGAGAATGGTCTTGGCTCGGCCGGCAAGATCCTGGTCTATGCCGCGGGTGTGGCCGTGGCGAATAACAACAAGAAGCTTGCCCAGGACGCGCTGCCCGTTGCCGACGGGATCCTGAAGGCGATCGTCTCCGGCGGCGACTCGGCGGCGCTCAACGCCATGCTCCATGAGGGAATCCTGACCCTGCTCGACTCCGTGTCCGACAACGTGGCGGTAAAGGCCGCCGTGCTCGCCGCCCTGGAAGAACTGTCGATTACCGTGCATCAGGTCCCGCAACTGAACAGCGACGGCATCAGCGAGCTCGTGACGAGTTTCATCAACGGCGTGAAGGTCGGCATAGGGGCATAGCATGGAATATCCCGAGCTGCGCGCCGGAGACGAATTCGCGACCCGTAACCCCATGGCCCTGGGCGCCCTGATCAATATCTGTCAGGCGGCCCGCGCGGTGGATAACGAGTCGCAGTACTCGCACACGGGGATCATCATCGATCCGAAGGCCGTCACGCTGGAGGCCCTCTGGAAGGTCAAATCTCAGAATCTCTGGGAGGCCTACCGGGGGGCGAGAGTTTTGATCGTCCGGAACGTCAACATGACTCCCGACGTTTACACCGCCGGGTTCCAGAAGATCCGCAGCCACATCGGGCAGTGGTATCCGGCCCATCGCCTGATCCTCCATCTCCTCGGGCTGGCGAAGTGGATCCACTGGGGGCGCATCGTCTGCTCGGAGCTGACCGCGAAATTCGAGACGGGATGCGCGGAGCGGATCGGGCTCGATAGTGCCTCGGGATTCCTCCGCAACTACTACGGCGTGAATCCGGACAATCTCACCGATCGATGGCGGGAAAGCCGGTACTACAAAACAGTTTACGAGGGGGCAGTCGAATGACACCAGAGCAGATCGCGGCGCTCACCGCCATCGCGTCCATCATTGCGAAGATCGGCACATGGCCCGTCGGGTCAATAGCGGCCGTTATCGTTTTCGGCCCATGGGTCATCATGCTGCTGATGATGCGGGGCATCGAGAAAAGACATGCGGCGGTGGTCCAGATGTACGAGGCGAACGTCAAGCTTGTCGAGGGCTATCAGACGCTGTCCGGTGAGCATGTTGACACCATCAGGCTCAGCACGGCCGCAATCACCGACCTGACGACGTACCTGAAGACCAAGGTCCCCTGTCACCAGTTCATCAATTTGTACGCCATGCACAACAAGAAGGTGGAGCCTAAATGAGCCTGCAGAGCGAAATGCGGAAAATGCGGAAGGTCAACCTGGAATTCCTGGCGAAGCGCCTGCGCGGGGAGATCGCGTCCTTGGCCAGGATCATCTGCATCAACCTGGATTGCAGCCTGCAGAAGCCGGAAGGCCTCCCGATCGCCGACGTGGACACTCAGTTCGATGAGCTGAAGCTCAAATGGGCGGAACTCAACACGGCCATCGCCGAAATCGCGAGGCTGGAAGAGGAGCTCGGTTAATGGCCGAAAAAGGCGCGCGCCCCCAGTTGGAGCCGGTGGCCCGGCAGATGTACGTCGATGGCAGCACACTGACCGCCATCGAGGCGGCCATCGGGGTCTCACGGCAGACCCTGTCCATCTGGAAGGGCCAGACGAAAAGACCGGACGATGAGCTGGACGAGTGGGACAAGGCCCGGGCGCAAAAAGCGTCGTTCGGCGTCCGGATCCAGGCCCTCCTGGAGCGCGAACTGACCCACGCGGAGGAACGGGAACCGGGGGCAGTCGAATCCACATCCCTCGACAATCTCTCCAAGCTCGGCGCCCTGGTTGTCAAGTTCCGGACCCTGGAGAGCCAGGGGCCGGGTTTCGACCGGGCCAGAATTTTCCTGGAGAACATGCAGTGGGTGATCGGCTGGCTGCGGGAAAACGATCCCGAGGGCCTGAAGATCCTGGCGGCGGACTTCGATGCGATGGCGATGAAGTTTAAGATGGAGCTGATGAATGGCAGCAATGCGTAAGCGTCAGAATCTATCTGAGGCACAATTCGACGATTACGTTGCCGCGTTGCGGAAGCAGATCGCCGACAGCGTCTCGCCGTTCGAAAATGACACTCCGGCAAAAAAGCGGGAACGCATGAAGCGTTGCGATAATCCGCTGGAGTTCATGCGGACATATCTTCCGCACTATTTTCCCTCCGAACCGGCGACGTGCCACGGAGAGTGGTGTGAGATCACGGGGACGCCTGGCCTCAATCTGATCGTCGCCCCGCGTGATCACGCTAAAACCACCGTGATCACGTTCGGTCTGCGCGTTTACTACATAGCCAAGAAACTGCGCAAGTACATCATGCTCGGATCCGACACGCATGAGCAGGCAAAGCGGTTTTCCGTTTCCATCAAGGTCGAGCTTGAAGACAATCCCCGTCTCCGACATGACTTTGGGGACGCGATAGCGAAGACGCGGACCTGGTCTGATGACCTGTTTGTCACTGCAGGCGGGACGATGGTGGAGGCCCTGGGTCGCCTTGACAAGTGGCGGGGTAAGAAGTTCGGGCCACATCGCCCCGATGACATCGGCCTCGATGATATGGAGAGCAACATCTCGGTGAAATCGCCCGAGGTCACTAAGGGAACCGTCGATTTCATTCTGAGTGAGGTGATCGGCTGCCTCGAGGGAGATTGCGCAGCCACGATGGTGGGAAATATATTCCACGGCAAGAGCGCTATCGCCCAACTCGTCGCCAAGGAAGACGAGGAAACCGGGAAGCCGCTGTACAACTCTCGGATCTACGATGCCATCGTCGACGAAGAGAAGCACATCACCCTCTGGCCGGCCCGCTGGACATGGGAAAAGCTGATGCGGCGCAAGCGGCTCGTCGGAAGCAGGATCTTTGACCAGGAATACCGAAACAAGACTTCGGACGGGGATAGCCCCTTCCCGGAAGAGACGGTGACCTATTTCGATCGCATCCAGGTTGTGAAAAGGCCATTGATCTTTGCGACGGGCGTTGATCCATCCAGTACATCCAGCGGGAAGAGCGACTTCCGCGCTGTGACCACCTGGGGACTTGACCGGGCCGAGATGATGTTCTTTTGCATGCATGCGTGGATCAAGCGCCGATCCATCTCCGAGATGTTTGCTGCCGCCTACGCTCAAAACGAGCTGTATCCGGGCAAGGTGATCATCGAAGAAAACATGCTCAAAGAATTTTTGCATGAGGCCATCATCAACTACGCCAAGCAGGTCGGAAGCTATCTCCCATGGTCGCCGATTCAACATTCGACCAGCAAGATCGATTCACGAATCATTGGGACCTGCGAGTATCTCTGGGAACATAAACGGATGCAGTTCGAGAAGCGGCACAGCGACCAGAAGATCCTGGTAGAGCAGTTCGTTTATATCTTGAATTCTACTGTCCATGACGACGGCCCCGATGCCTCGGAAATGGCGATCAGTTTCCTACAGAAAGGGGCAGGCGCCCGTGTACCCGACTGCCTGCCCGCGTTTGCGGAGGCTGCCGCATGAGATGGAACCCCTTCGCCAGATCCAAGCCGGATGTCCAGCCCGGGCAGGTTTCTATTCCGGACGATTCGATCAGCGGGATCATCAGCCGTTTGGGTGGATTTTACGACTTTTCGGCGGCGCCGTTCGATCTGAGGATCTTGGACATATTGGAGATCCTCGGCATGATGAACCCGGACGTTTCCCAGGCCCTTTCCATCTGGGTCAACCTCGGGAACACGGGCCACAAGCTCACCGTCGAGGGGCGAAACCCCGACGCCGTCCTGGAGCGACTCAACCGGCTCGCCGCCCAGTGCTACCGGACCGGCGGCGGGGTGGACGGCCTGGTGAACCACTTTCTGCGCCAGATCCCGCTCATGGGCGCGCTGTCGGCGGAGTGGGTCGTGGCGGATCAGATCTCGGCCGGCCTGGTCGACTGCGTGGCCGTGCCGGTCAAGCAGATCCGGTGGAAGCGTCTGGACGGCGCGCTGACGCCGCTCCAATACACCGGCCGCATCGTCGTGGGCGGAAACGGTTATGTGCAACTGAACCCCGTTACCTACAGCTACATGCCGCTCCAGACCAACGACGATTCGCCGTACGCGATCCCGCCGTTTCTCGCGATGGTCCGGAACGTCGAGGTGCAGCTCGATGCCACGGCCAACATCAGCAGCATCATACGAAAGATGGGGCTCCTAGGTTTCATCGACGTGCAGTTGGAGATCCCGGACCAGAAGGCTGGCGAAGGCGACGAGGCGTACAGGACCCGCCTCACCAAGCGCCTCCAGGACTATGCCGCGGCCTACCGGAAGAACCTGGCCAGGGGGGTCTCGGTCCACTACACCGACCAGACCATCAAGCATAACGCGACCAACGCCGGCACCGCGGCCGGGGCCAAGGCGATCTGGGAGATAAACGAGGAGCAGATCTTCAGCGCGCTCGATATTCCACCGTCCATGTGTGGGCGCTCCTACAGCACGACGGAGACTTACGCCGATGTGGACTTTAAACGCCTCAGCACCAAGCTGATCAATGCCCGGCGCATGATCAAGCGCTTCCTGGAGAAGGGTTATACGCTCGATCTGGCGCTCGTGGGGATCGACGCCGCAGTCTCGGTTTCGTTCAACGAGCACAACGCCTTCCAGCAGAAGGAACGGGAAGAGGCCGAGGGGAAACGGATCGAGAACGTCATGACAAAACGGGACGGCGGCATCATCAATGACGATGAGGCGGCCAGGGAGCTTGGTTACGAGAAGGCGACCGGCAGGCTGCCGGCGGATCAGGCCCACGACGGGTTCTTCGGAAGCCACGCTGTGACGTTCGTGTTTGACCGCAAGGTGGGCCGATACGCGCATGTCCCCGAGAGGATCATCCTGGAGACGCCCGACGACGACAGGCGCGATCAGAGTTACATGGCCGCCCTGGAGAGCGTCCTGGAGGGTCCGGAACAGGCGGCGATCGACGCCGGGATCTCCGCGGGCGAGACCTTTGTCAGCGATGCGAACCGCGGCAAAGCCATGCGGGATCCGGAAGGCTTTGCGCTCAGCGTCTACACGGCTTTTGCCTCTGCCTTTCGCGCAGAGATCGCCAAGACGGCGGTGATGCGGATCTGCCAGCGGTTCATCAACGACGAGTGGCAGCGGTGGCGCTATGAGGACCGGAATCACCTGAACGCCGCGCGAAAACGTCAACGGTTCGCCGGCGCGATCGACATCGCCCTCGTGGACAAGAACGCTCTGCGCTACCTGACGCAGATCGAGGACTTCTACATCGGCAAGGGGAATTATCTGGCCAACAATGAGACCGTCGGCAAGCAGTTCATATCCTGGCTCCAGGATGAATACATCGACAAGGGGCTGAACATCCGTGACGCGGCGACCTGGGATGAATTCTCGCGGGCCTTCTCCGGCCTGGTCAAGGAAACCGCCTTCCAGAAGATCGAGCAGCTCGTGTCCACCACCATGGCCCGGATACAGAACATGGGACAGACCCTGTCGCTCTACGAGGCGGGGATCAAACGCTATGAGATCGTGGGGCCGCGCACGGCGCCTGCCTGCAAGCATTGCCTGGGCATGCTCGGGCGACAGTTCGAGGTGCGGGTGGCCGCCACGAGGCTGGCCAATATCCTCGGGAAGGGGTTTGAACAGCCGGCCGATCTGCCGCCGTTTCTGACCTCATCGTACAGCCCCGAGCAGATCGAGAAGATGTCGGATGTCGAGTTGCAGGCGGCCGGATTCGAGACACCCCCCTTCCACCCGAAGTGCCGGCACCGGAAGGCGGCGGTCGGCTGATCGGGAAAACGGCCCAAAACGGCCTAAAAGGGGTGGAAGACGGCCCGATATCCGTCTCGGAGAGCGATCGGCGGTTTATAAACTCATCTAAACTCATTTGCCGCGATTCTGGGCGGCTATCAGGAGGGCAAAAATGGACAGCCAGAAGAAAAAAGGCTTCGAAGTCATCCGGGAGGGTTTGGCCAAGGCCAGGTTCGGGGGGGTATTTTCCGGAGGGGTCATCCCGGGTCAAGCCACCCCGCTTTCCCTGGCGGCGATCGAGAATAACGCGGGCCTCGATCCGGCTGAATATTACGTCACCGCCTGCCGGCTTCTTTCCGCCGCGGTCACCCCGTACCGGAAGTTCGACTTCAGCAAGGAGGGGGTCCTGAAAACTGCGGTGCCGCTCTTCGATGGCCTCACCCTTTACGCCAACCACGATGCGGACGTGAACGACTGGAAGGGCATGGTCCAGGAGCCCGTCTGGGACGATGCGAATCAGCCGCCCGGCATCAACGCGAAGGCGGTCTTCGACCGCACGGTAGATCCGAAGCTGGTGCGCGGCGTCGAGACGCGGGCCCTCCGGGCGTTTTCCGTCACGATCTGGTTCGAATACGTCCGGTCCCATCCGGACCTGGCGTATTTCTATGACCGCCTGGGGGAGGTCATCGACGGGCAGATGGTCCGCTTCATCGTGACGAAAATCGTCAAGGCGGGGGAGGTTTCGGTCGTCTGGGAAGGCGAGGACCCCTTTGCGAAGGCTTTCAGCGCCGGCGGGGCTGCCGGGGAAGATCATAAACACCAATCAGGAGGAATCGAGATGAAATTGAACGCAACAGCGCTTGGCCTCCTCGGGATCGCCGCCGGCACGGAGCTGACGGAATCGCTCATCGAGGGGAAAATCAGCGAGGTCGTCACTGGCCTCAAAACCGAAATCGAGGACCTGAAGCCGGATGCCGCCCTGGGCAAGCAGCTCCTCGCCGACACGCGGCAGCGGGCTGTCACGCTTTACAAGGCGCTCAAGGGAGACAAGTTTCAGCAGGCGTTTGTCGACGGCGTGATCAGCAAGGCAGATCTGGCCACGGCCAGGGCCCTCATCTCCGAGTATGAGGCGGAGGTGGAAAAGGGCATACCCCTCACCTGCCCCAAGTGCGGGGAGAAGCTGTCCCGCCGGTCATCGATGGCCGCCGATCCGGGGGACTCGCCGGCCGACGGTAAGGGCAAGAGAGCGGCGGACTACAAGCTGTAGCGCGTTGGTCGATCGGACAAGAGCGCTCCTACACAAAAGAACAACGGAGGTTTGATATGGGATGGGAAACATTGGTGGATGTAGATTTTGACGGGATCGGCGCTGTGGATATTACCCTGAAATTGGCCTCGGGTCTCCTGGCGACCGCTGAGGGCAAAGTGGGGAAGATCTCCGCCGACAAGACCATCGGCCTGTGCTCCGCGGAAGATATTTTTTACGGCGTCATCAAAAAGGTGGATCCGGCCGGAGACGTGGCCGCCGTGCAGCACAAGGGCTTCAAGGTGGTCGCCTATACCGGGTCCCCGAATCTCGGCTATCAGGAGCTGGTGGCAAACGGCGCGGGCGGTGTGAAGCCGCCGGCCACGTCGGTGGGGACGAAGGCGACCCTCACGACAGGCGCCGCGGAAGACGACAACGCCATCCTCTTCACGGCGGTCAAGTACGGCAAGGCCGAGGAGGACATCAGCATCGAGCTGCGCGATCCGGAGGGCAACGATCAGGCGCTGGCGGTGGATGTGGTGGGCCGGGACATCATCGTCAGCCTCGCCACGGGAGTGGCCGGGGCGATCACGTCGACCGCGGCCGAGGTCATCGCGGCCATCGCGGACAGCCCTGCGGCCGATCTCGTCACGGCGGCGAACGCCGGGGATAGCACCGGGGAAGGCGTGGTGGAGGCCGAGGCCTCTGCCGATCTGGCCGGAGGGGTGGATCCGAGCGCCAGCGTGGGCCGCAAGGTGTTCGTCGTCTCCAAGGATGCCGCCGCGGGGACGCTGGTGATTGATCTCGGCTAAAGTCGGGGCGCGCCTCGACCTCAACTACTGAAAAGGAGCAAATTTATGGGACTCAAGAGACTGGCCAAGGAAATGTACCAGGAGGCGCGCCTGAAAGGGATGACCTTCAGCGAACTTCTGGCTGCGGAATCGCCGTCGCAAATGGAGGGGCTGGACGCCTTCGAGTTCGCCCTCTACACGCGCGATATCAATTTGAAGAAAGACACGGTGGAGAAGTTCTATCGCACGAAGGAAGACTCCATATTATTCCCGGAGTTCATCAACCGCAATGTCCGGGTCGGCATGGCGGGGCTGGGCCGGTTCGATCTGACCCTGGAGGAGATGATCGCCACGATCACCACGATCGACAGCGGCGTCTATGACTCGGTCAAGGCCGAGTTTGATACCAAGAAGATCGATTTCAAGCGGGTTGCGGAAGGCACGCCCTTCCCGACGGTCACGATCACCAGCGGGAAAAACTCCATCCGCCTGGCGAAGATCGGTGTGGCGCTGGACGCCACCTACGAGGTCTTGCGCCGGATGAAGCTCCCTCTCATGGCGATCCACATGCAGCTCATCGGCAAGCGGCTGGCCAAGCGGATGGTCGCCTACGCCATTTACAACATCATCAATGGCGACGGCAATGACAACGCGGCGCCCGCGACCGATGCGACTGCGATCAGCTACGAGAACCTCCTGGACTTCTTCCTGGACATGGACAGTTGGGAGGCTACCGTCTGGACCGCCAAGAAGGCGGCCCTCAAAACGGTTTTGAAGCTCGATGAGTTCAAGGACCCCCAGCTATTCGACACGGCCGCCACTGGCAATTTGGCCAGGGTGTTCGGCTACCAGGTGAAGCGCTTCAACTGGGCGGAGACCAGCCTGGGCGATGACCTGATCATCCAGATCGACAAGTCCGCGGCCCTGGAGCTGGTCAAGGAAAACGGGGCGGAGCTCGTGGAGACCGACAAGATCATCGACCGGCAGATGGAGAAGACCGTGATCTCCCAGGTCGTGGGCTTCTCGCGGATCTTCCAGGATGCCGCGCAGGTCTTCACCGTGGATACGAGCTCCGCGGAATAGAGGGGCAACATGGCCACGATTATCGACATGGTGAAAAACCGGCTTCCCGACGAGGCGGCGCTGTTTGCCGCCTCGCTCGGGACCTTCATCGAGGAGGCGACAGCCGAGGCCGGTTACGAGGAGACCGCGGAGGCGGACCTCTCCACCCGGCAGAAATCCCTCGTGGCCGACATGGCCGCCAGGGCGCTCATCATGCCGGCCATGTCGAAATACAAGAAGGACCTCGAAGAGGCCGAGGGAGACGGCGCCGGCCGGGCCAAATTTGCCGACAAGCTGCGGTTCCTCCAGGAGATGAAGCGGGACCTGGAGAAATCTATTGTCGATCGGAAGGCGGCCCTTTCCACGGCCGCCGATGCCGGCATACCGATGGTGGTTGTGGAATGACGGACCTTCTTACTAAAGAAAATGTTGATCAGTTTCGGGCGGCCATGCGCGACCTGACTGATACATTCCACACGGCGCCGGTCAGCCTGCTTCCGGCTGCCGGGGGGCAGGTGGATCTCCTGGCCGGCCTGGTGCCCGACGGCGATCTGCACGGCGATCTGCACGTGCAGGAAGACCGGCGGGAGACGGTGGAGCGCTGGATCGTGTCCTTCAACCGGGATTATCTGCTGGAACAAGGGTTGGTGAACGCAAACGATCTCCTGCTGATCGGCTTTGAGGACCGGATGATTATCAAGGGGAGGCGATTCGTCGTGATCTCGATCGCAGATAAGGGTCTTTTCCGGGGCGTGCCGATCCTCGTGCGGATCAAGGTGGCGAGGTAGTCATGGCCGAACGGTCGCTGACGGGAGACTGGGATTCGCTGAAGCGGGTCCTGGATCAGGCGAGCCCGAAGATAAGAAGCGAGAGCCGGAAGCGAATCGGGCGCCAACTGAAAAAGATCGAGGCCAGGGTGCTCAAGCACATCGACAGCCAGGACCTGAACTGGGCAAAGCTGAGCGATCCATACGCCAGGAGAAAGGAAAAATTGGGGCTGTCCCCGGATACCCTCCGTGCCTCCAACCAGATGTATCAGAACATCACGACCCATGTCGAAAACGCGTATGAGGGCGCAGTGGGGGTGAAGCGGGGAGTAAAGACGAAGGATGGGGCCGAGGTGACGGATATTGCTCTGATCCACGAGCAGCCCGATGATGACGGGGAAAAGATCCCGGCCCGGAAGTTGTGGCAGCCGACGTTCGACGAGGTCAAAGAGGAAGTCGCGGCGGAATTGAAGGGAATCGCCATCGAGGTATTCAAAAAATGATCCTGACATGCCGGACATTTCTGACCGCGCGCCTGAAGGAATTGCTCCTTCCGGATGGAACGACGCATCCCTTCAGCTACGGGCCAGCCCGAAATATCTATTTTGAGGAGTTGCCCCTGGACTTCCTGAAGGACAATGATTATGCGGCGGTCTGCCTGGATCTCCGCGACACGCACAAAAAATCGGGACAGGTGATTGCTAAATCGCGCAATGAGGCGCTGACCGAATTGACCGTCACCCGGCGGCGCTACGATCGAGTGATCCTATACCGCTGTCTCCTGTATGCGCTCCGTCCGGACGATCTGTGGGGAGCGGGAGAGTATATTGGATTGACCGAACAGTTGGGCAAGAGGATCGCTGATTTCAGATGGATTGCCGATTCCGACAATAGCGCCATTCGGGTGACGGTACAGGACCAGGCCCGTCCCTGGAACGCGGATGAAGAGATGGACAGGAAACTGCGCAGGCCGAAGCTGGCCATTGTGCGCGTGGAGTTCGCGGGCGGCATCCAGAAAACGGAGACACAGCCGCTCATTCCGAGCGTGGAGATCACGCCGAACGTCGTATCGTGAGAAAGGAGAGCAGTTATGGCGAAGAAGAACAGAGAAGCGGGGACGTCGATGGTCGCACCGCACCCGCCGACTACCGGCGGACTCAAACCGGTGGAAGAGCTGGCGGCGGAACGCGGGATGAACCCGGCCATCCTGGCCGGCCTGCAACGGGCGACCGGATGGGCGCCCGGCAAGCAGGTTAGACCTGACGAATTCGAGGCCGCCGCCAGGGCGTTCGAGAACCGCCGCATGGGCGGAGGCAGGATCTAATTTCAGCAGCATCCGGTGGGAACCGAATTGAAAGGAGCACAACATGATCAGAGACGTTTTTGAATTCTTAGTCGATGGCACCAGCGGCATCGCCCCGGGCGGGGTCGACGGGGCCTGTATCGTTGCCGGGGTCTGCTCTCTGGGCGAAGTGGGAAAAGGCTATCTGCTCGGGAAATCCTCGAATCTGGAGGGGCTCCTCGGCGTCGGTCCCCTGCCGGATCGGCTCCGCGACGTGTTTGCCGCGGGCGGTCAGGCGCCGGTGGTTATCGCCGTTCCCGTGTCCGGACAGGCCGGCGGCTATATCACGCCGGTGGTCCATGTGGGCGAAGGACCGGATGGCACCGTCAGCGGCACCCCGGTCAAGAATGCCGAGGCGGTCGTATCGATCGTCGAGGGAGGCGCGCTCGGCACTGCGACATGCAAGGTCTCGGAGGACGGCGGCACTACGTTCGGGGATACGATCACCGTACCGGAGAACGGGCAGGTCGCGATCGGCACGACCGGCGTCACGCTGGTGCTGGCGGAGGGCGTCCTGGTCGCCGACGAGACCTATGTCTTCCTGATCCGGTCTCCGATCGGTCCCATCACGAAAGTCGGCACCGGAGCCGCAATCATCGCGGCAGGCACGGTCACGGCAGCCGCTGATGTACGGCTGTTGATCGTCACCTCCGGCGTTCGCAACGAAGCGACGTATCAGCTCTCCCTCGACGGCGGCGACAATTACGGCGCCGTCCGCACCATCCCGGTGGATGGACTGATCGCCTGCGGATCCACCGGGGTTACGATCACCATTCCGGTGGACGCCGTGGTGGCCGGCGACGTGTACAGCTTCGAGATCCTCGAGCCGGCGCCCACTATCGCCTCCGTGCTGGAGGCCCTGGAGACGCCCCTTGCCCTCTACGACGTGGAATTCGTCTATGTCGTCGGCCCGTCCGACTCCGTCGACTGGGCCGCACTGGGGGTGCAGGCTGATACGCTGTGGAACGCCCACAGGCCGACCTGGTTCCTGACCGAGGCGAGGCTGCCCTATGCGGACGAGGATCTCGATGACTGGGTTGCCGCCCTCGTTGCCGAGAAGGCCGCATTCGCCCACCGGTTCGTTTCGGTGGTCGCGGCATTCGGCGAGATCTCCGATGCGACCGGGAAAAGGATCACCCGCAATGCGGCGGGGCTGGCCGCCGGCAGGCTGCTGGCTATCCCGGTCATGCGGGCGCTGGGACGGGTGCGGGACGGCAACATCTCCCAGCTCGCACTTCCGGCCCTCTATACCGAGGGGCATCAGGCCACGCTGGAGACTGCCTGCTACATCACCGCGCGCCGGTACGCCGGTCTCGCCGGCGTGTACTGGGGCGATGAAAAGACGCTGGCCGAGCTGACCAGCGACTACCAGTATCTGACCGTGCTCAGGACCGTGTTCAAGGCGGTCAGGAAGGCCCGGCTCGCGGCGCTCAAGAGCATGTACGACGAGGCCGGAGACGCGATGATGGGCGGCGAGGCGGACGGGCTGACCTACCTGAAGGCCAGCATGGAGGCGGCGATCAACACGATGGCGGCGGCCGTACCGCGCGAGCTGGCCGGGTCCCGATTCACCATCCCGCCCGGCCAGGACATCGTCAACAACGGCGTAGCGGTGGAGATGACGCTGATCGGGATCCCGATCATCCGCACAATCAAGCTGTTCGCCAATTACGCATACGCGGGAGGCGCGTTCGATCCCAGGCTGCAGTAGCGGGCCGGGGTCAGCGACGCACGCAGGAAAGGAGCGCATATGATCAACGGATGTCAATACGACTGGGAGAGCGTGACAATAGTGATGCAATCAGGTGTGGCTATCGGGATCACCAACATCAGCTACAAGGATGAGCGGCCGGTGGAGCCGCGCTACGGTAAAGGGTCGGTCCCGCGCGGTTACGGCCGGAAGAATTACAAGGCCGACGGGAGCATGGAACTTGATCTGCTGGAGGCGGAGCTCCTGCAGGCGGCCCTCGGGATGTCCTACTACAAGGCGCAGCCGTTCCCGATCATTGTCAAATATGCGAATCAGGATCAGCCCATAGTGGTCGATACGCTGCCGGACTGCAAGATCACCAAGGTCGACACGAGCGCCAAGCAAGGAGACGAGGTGGTGGGCGTCCGGAAGTTCGATTTCGTCATCCTATCGCCGATCAAGTGGGGCGACGTGGGGGCGCTCGACGCGATCGGAGAGTTCCTGAAGGAAAAGGTGACGCTGTAGAAACATAAAACGAAGCGAAGGAGGATGTCATGGAGCAAAAGCAAGAACTGCCTAAAGTAGTAGTTGAGGCCCAGGCGGCCGGGAAAACCATCCTGGTGCTGACCGGTGATGACGGCCGTACTTATTATTTTCTGAAGCCCGGCGGCAAAGATATCGAGCGGTTCATTGCGACCGCCGTCAAGGGCAGGGCTGCCCTTGCCGCCCGAAACCTGGTCCTGGAGATGGCCCTTTCACCGAACTCGGCGGAGGTGGCCAAGGAGTTCGAGGAGACGCCCGGACGGATGGTGGCGTTGAATAACGCCCTGCAGGCCGCCGTCGGGATGAACGAGGAGTTCAACGCAAAAAAGTTGTAAGGCTCCGCGAGGAGCTCGCCGGCAATTCCATCAGGCAGATGGGGGTCCTGATCCGGCATTATCTCGGGGTTGAGCCGCCCCAGGACCTGGAGGAACTGCTGGAACTGTATGCGGAGGCGTTGTTCCTGGAGGATCGACAGATTGCGGTGATGGCGGCCGCGATCGGCAAGGCGTTCAGCGGGAAACAATAGCAACATGGAAAGCATCTTCAAACTCGGCATTCTGCTCCGGGTCGTTGACCTGGTCTCCGGCCCGATCAGCCAGATCTCACGCAGCATGGAGACACTCCGCGCCAAGGCGGAGAAGCTCCAGCCCATGTTCGATAAGTTCAAGGATTACGGGAAATGGATCGCCGGCGCCGGCGCTGCCGTGGCGCTGGGCCTCGGGGTCACGGTGACGCAGTTTGCGACCCTGGAGGAGGCGCAACTGCGCCTGCGCACCACCCTGATGGATTCCGCCGGCGTCGTCGGGGCGGAGTATGAGAAACTCAATGCCCTGGCCGATCGACTGGGCACCGCGCTTCCCGGATCCACCCAGGACATGGTCACGATGTTCATCGCCCTGCGGGAGCAAGGCGTGCAGACTAACCGGATCCTGAGCGGCACCGGTGAAGCGGCCGCCAAGTTCGCGGCGTTGATGAAGCTCGGTTTCGCCGAATCGGCGACCCATGTGGCAAAATTCAGCGAGAGCATGGGCGTTGCCGATGAGGATATGGTCCGGTTCATGGATCTGCTGCAGCGCGTGAAGTACGCCTCCGGCGTGGAGGTGGGGGACCTCGCCTTTACATTCAAGCATCTCGGGGGCTCGCTGAAGCTCCTGGGCCTCCAGGGGCTGGATGCGGCCCGGGATGTCTCCACCATCGTCGGGGTCCTCGCCTCTGCGGGGATCGAGGGAAGCACCGCCGGCACCAACATGGCCCAGGCGCTGTCCCGCATGGCCGAAGTCGGCCACCGCCTGGACCGCGGGCAGGTTGCCAAGCTCGTGGGGCCAATGCTCGATCAGCACCAAATCAAGCTCGACTTCTTCACGGAGTCGGGCGAATTCAAAGGTCTGCGGCCGATGGTTGTCGAGCTCGAGAAGCTAAAGGCGCTGAACCCCCAGGATTTGACCACTACGCTGAAGAAGCTCTTCGGCGATTACGCGGCGCAAAACCTGGCTATCCTGCTGAAGGCCGGCGTCGCCGGTTACGACCAGATGCTGGAGCGGATCCGGCAGCAGGCGGACATGGAGATGAAGATCCAGGAAATCATGTCCGGGACAAAAATGCAGTGGGAGACGCTCACCGGCACCGTCTCCAATCTGATGACCCATATCGGCGCGGTTGTTTCCAAGGTCAGTTTCCTGCCCGGCATCCTCGCCCGGCTGAACGATCTGGCCGGAGGCCTCGATGACTGGGTGGTGGCACACCCGAAAACAGCGGGCATCATCGGCGGCGTGGTGATCGCGCTGACTACCCTGGCCTTGGTCTCAGGGGGACTGCTACTGACCATCGGCATCGGCGGAACGCTCGTCACGAAGATGGTCGTAGGGTTCGGCTTTTTGATCAAGGCGGTCGAGATGATAAAGGTCGCCGCCCTGGCGGCCACGCCGGCCATCTGGAGCATGACAGTAGCGCTCCTGTCCAATCCCATGACCTGGATCGTGGTCGGCGTCGTCGCGGCCGTGGCGGCCATGGGCGCCGCCATCGCCTGGATGTATCGCCGGGTCGAATGGTTCAGGAACCTGATGAACAGCTTCCTGTTCTTGCTGGGATTCAGCTTGGGCACGATCGTCAAGGCGTGGATCACGCTCGCCCAATGGATATTTCAACCATTCCAGGCAATCTGGTCGATCATCGATCGCGTGATCGGCATATTGCCCCGGATAGCCGGTTCCGTCTCCGACGCCTTGGCAGGCGTGCTGAATGCCTTCCCGGCGATTTTAAGCAGGCTGTACCAATCTGGCCGCAAGATCATATCCACCGTGGTGGACGGAATCATCTCCATGGCCTCTGGTCCGGTGGACGCGGTCAAAGCGATTTTTCAGCGGGTGCGGGAGATGCTGCCCTTCTCCGATGCGAGAGAAGGGCCGCTGTCCCAGTTGACCCTCTCCGGGAAACGGATCATGCAGACGCTGGAGGCGGGGATCTCCTCGGCGGCGCCGGGCCTGCGTAACGCCATGGCCGCGGGGCTGGCCGGAGCTGCGTTGACCACGTCAGTGGCCATCAGCCCGCCGCCGGTCATAGCTGACATAGAAAGGCCCGCAATCTCCACCCAGGCGGGAGTTGGCGCCACAGTGCAGGCGGCGTCGGGTGGACGCAGCATTGTGGTGCATATTAATAAAATAGAACTCCCCGGCGTGACGAACGCCCAGGACTTTATTGTGCAGCTCCAGGAGATGGTGGAGGGCTACGATGCCGAGTGATGACTATCTGACATTCGCGGACGGAGAGGTCCGGCTGGGAAATAAAATCCTTCCGGGCGAATTCGTTTCCCTGACCATCAACGGGGACGTCAAGTTCGACCATGCCGAACGGGACCACATGAGCGGCCGGGCCAGGATTCCGTTGGGATGGGAAGCGACCGATATCAGGCTGACCCTCGACCTGCTCACCGATGCAGGGACCGACTGCTATGCCAAACTGGAGATGATCAACAAATTGTTCAAAGGGGCGGACAAGAGAGCAAATCCGAAAATCTATAAGGTGACCGGGCGGCATCTGCGCTCCAGGGGGGTGAGGGATGTGGTATTCGCGGGTTTGCAGTCGGACGAGGACAACGAGATCGATATCATCCGGGTCACTCTTTGTTTTTTGGAACATCTGCCCGCAGCCATAAAGCGTGAGAAGCAGGCCAACGCGACGACAGCGAAAACAGCGGCCGCCGGCACGCCGCCGATCAAAGCGACCCCGACGCCCTCCGCCACGATCATAAAGGACGATACGAACCCGATCGTGGCCGGCTATGAAGCGGGCAGGAGGTGAGGACGTAAAATGCAGACCAGCGGAATCCGCCTCACAATCAAGATCGGCAAATATGGAACGCTCCGTGCGCCCCGTTGGTATATCCAGTCGGATCGGTCCGACCCTCTGGGCAGGGCCGGGATCACCCTGCCGGATCCGGACCGGGCGCTGTTGCGGTCGATCCAAAAAGGAGACGCCGTGGAGGTCACTTTCGGCCACCGCGACCGGGAGCCCGGTGTCTGGCGGGGAACGGTGCTTTCGCGCGGTCCCGGAGAAACGAAGGATCAACTGGAGATCCGGGCGGTGAATGGGGCCAAGCCGCTTGCAACGCTGTGGATCACTCAGGCATGGGAAAACGAGACCGCCGAAGCCATTGTAAGGTGGGCGGTCCGGCAAACCAAGCTGCCGGTGGGCCGCATCGACGCAACGGGCATGGTGCTGCCACATTTCGTCGCGTCGACGATTCCCGTCTGGCAGGTAGCACAACAGGCGGGACATTCCTGTCAGGAGGCGTTCGGCCTCGACATGAGCGCATGGGATCTCTGGCTCGGGGTCAATGGCGTCAACTGGGGGAACTTCGATGAGCCAGGCGCGGTCCCGGTGATCGCAACCGGAGAGGCGTTGATCGATCATGCTCCCGCGGAGGGGCCTGGCGCACTGTCGCGGGTCGAGACGTTCCTGCTTCCGGATCTGATGCATTCCAGGCGGGTGCGGCTGCGGGACAATTATCGAGGCATCGACGGCACTTTCAGGGCGCTTCGCGTCCGGCATGAAGGGACTCCGGACCGCGCGCGGACGTGGATCTGGTACGGGACACTCGGATGAGCGATGTCGATCTGAAAAAACTGCTGAAGCGCGTGGTGGAGCTGGTGATGCCGAACCTGCGCCACTACTACCGGCTGCTGCGCAAGGGCTTGGTCGTGAAGAGCTATGCCTCGGACGGATCGTACTGGGTCGACGTGCAGCCCCTCCGCAATGACGACAGCGTGGATGAACGCGAACCGGTCATCTCGCGGGTGGAGATCCCCATCCTTTGGGGTGGTCCCGATCGGGGAGTCGTCTGCCCGCCGGCGCCGGGAACCCTGTGCGACATCGCATACTATGACGGGGATCCCAATTATCCGCGGATCAGTAATTTCCGGTGGGCGAGAAACCGGGCGCCCGCCTGCGAGGTTGGAGCCTTTATCATCCAGCAGGCGCCGGGGATCTTCATCAAGATCACGCCGGAGGGGAATATCGTCCACAAGACGGGCGCGGACCTGGTCAACGAGACCGGCGGTGACAAGTCGGAAACGGTTGGAGGGTCCTGGGGGATCGAGGTGTCAGGGGATGCGCTGATCAAGTCCCCCCAGATCACGCTGGACGGGGAAGTGACGGTTACGGGCAACCTGACGGCCGGGGGCAATATCTCCGATATGGACGGAGCGAAGAGCATGGCCGGCATGCGAGAGACTTATAACCAGCATACCCATCAGGGCGGGGGAACGGGACTGCCTTCGGAGGAGATGTAGTCAATGGATCTATTCGGGCAGGACATCAAGCTTGATTCCAACGGGCTGGCGCTGGTGGCGGCCACCGGTGAGCTGATACTGACGGCGGGCGTGGAAACCGGCATCCAGGATGTACGCCTGCGCCTGGGGACTCCCCTGGGAGAGCTTTTCTACGATATTGATTTCGGCTCCCTGATCCACGAGTTTTTCCTCGATGAATCCACCCAGGCCAACCGGGACGCGTTTGAGGCCGAGGTGGAACAGCGCATCGAGGAGGACCCCCGCGTGGTCCTG